CTTGGGGGATGTTCTTACCAAATTCAAAACCTCAACTGCCGCTGCTATTAAGCCCGGCCATTTGATTGAGGTCATCACTGGCGGAACCGTTCGAGTTCATGCTACTGCTGGCGGAAACGCCGTGAAGATGTTTGCCATGGAAGATGAAGGCCAGGGCAAGACGATTACCGACGCCTATGCAAACAGTTCTCTCATTCGTTGCATCATCCCCCAGCGCGGTGCGGAAATTCTTTGCCGGCTGGCAGATGGGGAATCGGTCGTTGCTGGCGACTTCGTTGAATCAGCAGGTGGCGGTGAGCTTCGCAAACATGATCCAATCCTGAATGCGAATAGCTCCAGCGATACCCCGATTATTTACCCCGAGGCTATTATTGGTCAGGCTGCCGAAGCCTGCGATATGTCTGGCTCTACCGGGGAAGATCCGACTGGGCTTTTTGCAGTCGAAATCATCTAATAATATTCGATTCGATTTTTATCGGTCAAACTTTGAATAGGAGAAAGAAATGAACAAAGGTTATGTACTCGATGCTACCTCCCTCGGTGGTGGCCCGCTTGCGCAAAGATTGCTCAACAGCGGAATGGATGTCAATGTCCTGAAACCGTGGATCGGGACTGATGGATATGCTTACCAGACGATAATTGTAAATGGTAAAGCGGCCGCTATGCGGATCAATACCGCTACTCTTCGTAAGGATGAGTGGATTCAAATGGATACGGCGGTTCTCATGGCCGCACAAGCACGACTCAGCGCCGTTGCCGATCTTTATTCCCGGAATTTGGTTTACCGGATAGGTAATGGCCTGGCCCAGACCGTCCTGCAATACCAGGATATGGGAGAGTTCACCGAGGCGGAGCTGACCATGGATGCCATTTCCAAGACTCAGAAGGATCGCTTGGAATACGGTCTCAACTCCTTGCCTCTGCCGATTGCCCATAAGGACTTCTCCTTCAATAGCCGCTTCCTGGCTGAAGGTCGGAGACTCGGCAATGGAATCGATGTTACTTCTGCTGCTGCCGCCGGTCGAGTTGTCGCTGAGAAAGTTGAGAACATGCTCGTCAACGGCGCCAGTTCATATACCTATGGTGGCGGCACCATTTATGGGTATGTTGATTTCCCGCAGAATAATGATGTGACCCTTGCTGCTCATTGGGATGCCTCCGGCACGACCGGTGAAGATATCCTTGATGATGTTCGCGCCATGAAACAGGCAAACATCGACGCCCATCACTACGGCCCGTATGTCCTGTATGTTCCTCCGAATTACGAAACGGTTCTTGACGATGACTACAAGAGCGAAAGCGACAAGACCATTCGGGAGCGCATCCTTGGTATCAGTAATATCGCCGATGTAAAAGTCCTTGATTACCTGCCGATTGATAAGGTTCTGTTGGTTGAGATGAATCCTGAGACGGTCCGGATGGTTGAAGGCTTGCCGATCAATACGGTCGAATGGCAGGAAGGCGGCGGATTCGTCACCAACTACAAAGTCCTGACAATCATGGTCCCGCAGATTCGGGCTGACCAGAACGGCAACTGCGGCATCTGCCTGTTGTCGTAAGCTGATCGATTAAATGCAAGAACATATCAAGAATGATGAGGGTTTATTCTCATCATTCTTTTGAAACCAATCAGATATGGAGTTAAAAATGAACCAACTTCACAGGTGGAAAAAGAAAGACCGGACCGGAACCCATTCGTTTTGGTACGAAGGGGTGAAATATACCATTACGTCTGGGATGGTAATCCCCGTTCTTGTTCCGGAATCGGCCCTTGGCGGTGCAGCCAGGCATTATGAATGTCTTGATCCTATCGAGAATCCAATTGATGATTCAGGAAATCCTAGACCTGCTTTAGATTCTCCTGATGCTAAAGGACCAATAATCATTCCTCACGGTAAGAGCAAAACCCGGTTTGATATTATCAATCCGGATAATCCCGACAAGCCCTTGAATGATAAGCCGTTGAAAAAAGCAGAAGCACAAGCGGCCCTCGGGAAGTTGGTTGAAGAATCCGACAAACTCGCCTTGACCGTCAAAGAAGAATTGAAAAAAGAACTTGACGGAATGAACTGGGATCAGCTCGTGGAGATGATGGAAAAAAGCGAGATCGAAATACTCGACGAGTACGAAACCGAGGATGATCTCAGGGCCGCAATTATTACCTCCATGACCGAGGAATAATCATGCCACTCTGGACTATCCCCGAGTTATGGCCAGGCTCCACCGTATTTATCATCGGCGGTGGGCCTTCGCTTCTGCAGCAGGATTTGACCCCTATTCATACCCAGCGGGTAATCGGCGTAAATCACGCCTTCTCGCTCGGTCCTTGGGTCGATATCTGCTGGTACGGGGATAAGGAATGGGGTTATACCAATGCTAAGAAACTACGGGAATACGGCGGAATAATCGCCACCTGTTCCGCAGCGACTGAGCAGAATCGATTCCCCAATATCAAATACGTAAATCGATCCAAGCAATACGGGATTGAATATGTCAAACGAACACATGTCGCCTGGAACTCGAACTCCGGGGCCTCAGCAATAAGTTTGGCCTATTGGCTTGGTGCCAAGCGGGTTATTCTTCTTGGGTTTGATATGAAGAATCCAGCCGATGTAAAAGACAATACTCATTGGCATAATGAGTATGAGAAAAGATTCCAGAAGCCGGGCAAGTTGACCGACCCTTATCCCCGCTTTATGAAAGGTTGGCCATATATCGTCAAAGATGCAGCGCGGATTGGCCTTGAAATTATAAACTGTACGCCAGACAGTGCGCTTACAATCATTCCTTATAAACCATTCGAGGAAATATGCAGGGAAATATCAGTGAGCATGTAATCATCGACAAAGGCGTCCAGATTGATCCGACGGCAAAGATTTACCATTTCTGCGTCATTCGGGATAACGTCAAGATCGGAGCCGGAACCGTGATTGGTCATGGCGTCGTGGTTGAGCGGGATACAACTATCGGTAACAACGTGACGATTCAGAGCCAGTGCCATATCACCGGCGAAGCCAAGATCGGCAATAATGTTTTCTTCGGCCCTGGAGTGATTATGACCAACGAAAAGAATATTGCCAATCAGGGGCGGACAATTCCGAATATCCAAGGCCCCATTATTGGTAATGGAGTAAGGATCGGAGCCGGGTCTATTATCTGCCCAGGGGTGAGGATCGGTTCTAACTCCTTTATTTATGCCGGTACATTTGTCCGTAAGGATATCCCCGCCGGCGAGAAGTGGGGGATGGTCGGCGGTAAGCAAACGATGGTTGGTCGGGTTCCGGAGAGTGAATGGTTATGAATCAAATCCCTTCAATAGTTTGTTGTTATCGAACCGGCGGGGTTTATAAAGCCGAGCATATTGCCGCTTTGTATAGTCAAGTCCTGAAAAATACAACTATTGATTGCGAATTTGTTTGTTATACCGATGATCCTGATTCACTTGATCATCTTGATTCCATAACTGTTATTCGGCTTGAAAAAGATTATCCCGGCTGGTGGTCCTGCGTTGAACTTTGGAAACACCAAGGCCCTTCAATTATCGTCGGCCTTGACACCTTATTTCTGGGGAATATTGATCACATTCTGGAGTTTGCTTGCGACGTCAGCCCCAATGAGTTTTTTCTTCTGGCTTCCTTCTGGCATCTTGGCCAGGTAATCAATGGAATGCAGATTTGGAATGGCGATTGGAGCTGGTTGTATAAAAACTTTGATTTTGAAAAAGCTTCAGCTGAATACCGAGGCGATGAAAATTACCAGATCCAGTCCTTATTAAATCGCGGGGTAACAATCGGGACGATTCAGGATAAGGTTCTGGGAGTATATAGTTACAGAGACCATTATCTCAGGGGTAAGGCCCGAGATCCCCGGGTCATGATTTTTTACGGAAAACACAAACCCTGGAACGACAGGAAACTTTGGAGGCTGGCGAATAAATGAAACCGACTTTTGCCTGCGTCCTGAAACTTGGCGGAGATTATAAACCAGAACATGTAACTCTTCTGGCTGCTCAGGTTAAGAAACATACGACAATAGATTATGATTTTGTTTGTTATACCGATTGCCAGGATGAAATGCCAGGGGTCATAAGCATCCCCCTTCTGGAGAATTGGCCAGGCTGGTGGTCGGTTCCGGAAGTCTTTAGAAATGTCGGTCCGACTATTGTAGTTGGGGTCGATACAATGATTATTGGGAATATTGATCCTCTTTTTAAAATTGCAGAGAGGTGTGGTCACGAAGATTTTTGGATGATTCACTCCTGGCGGAAACCGATCAAAACAATTTCCGGGATCATGGTTTATAATCACCACTGGACCTGGCTATATAAAGAATTCGATTACAAAAAAATATCAAAACGATTGCGCGGGGAAGAAGATTATACCCTGTCAAAATTAAAAGAAAGAAATATTCAACCCCGTATTTTGCAGAAAGCCTTTCCCGGTATTTATTCATGGAAACGCCAATGCCAGGAGGGGATTCCGGCAGATTGTAAAGTGCTTGTGTTCCATGGTCACCCACGACCGTTTGAGGTTCCGGAGTTATGGAATAAAGTCAACGAGGAGTACAAATGAAAGATCCCATTTTGATTGTTGGCTGCGCCAGAAGCGGAACCTCCATGACCGCCGGTATTTTTAACATCTGCGGGGCTTTTGGTGGGGATATGTACGGGGCCAATGCCTTTTGCCAGAAGGGGGTTTTCGAAAATATCGAGATCCGTTTAAATATAGTCCGCCCCCATTTAAAGAAGATTGGTTGCGACCCATCGGCACAGAAACCCCTCCCAAATAATCGGCAGGTATTTGAAGTCTCTGCCAATGAAGCCAAAGCTTTTCGGGGTCGGGTTCAACTCGTTATCCAACATCAAGGGTATCGAGATGGAGAATGGTTTTATAAATGCCCAAAGTCCTGCCACCTCTGGTATTTGTGGCATCTTGCATTCCCGGAGGCAAAGTGGGTTATAGTCAAACGGGAACATGCCGGGATTGTAGCAAGTTGTCAAAAAACAAGATTCATGCGGGCCTATAGAGATGCCGCTGGCTGGCAGTCTTGGGTTGATGTTCATGAGCGGCGTTTTGCCGAAATGAAAACCGCAGGATTGAATGTTACGGAATTCTGGCCGTCAGAATTGATCGCCGGCAATTTCGAACCCGCTCAAAAACTGATTGAATCCTTTGGTCTCACCTGGCAAGAAAAACTTTGCCGGGCTTTTATTGATCCGCATTTGTATACAAAGGTTTAAAATGGCAAATCGAGTAACGACAGAAGAAGTCCTTGCGATCATCGATACTTCCTTGACCGATATTACGGTTTTCATCACGACCGCGAATATGCTGGTAACCGCCCATCTTGGATTGGCTGATTTATCTGACGAAGCCTTGAAAGAAATTGAGAGATATGTAGCAGCTCATGTTCTTTCCTTGAGAGATCCCAGGACCAAGTCAACTGGAGTTGATGTTCTATCAGAATCATATCAAGGCCAATGGGGAATGGGCTTGAATGGGACCTCTTATGGTCAGATGGCAATACTACTCGATACAAGCGGGATACTCGGGAAGATCGCCAAGGGCGGATACCCCAGGAAGGCTTCAATCACAGCGATTGGGTACCATGAATGAACCTCGGTAAATTCTTTAATCAAAAAGCCATTTATTGGCCCCCTGACGCACCGGATGGATACGGAGGCTATACTTACCTTACCCCGGTAGAAGTTTCAGTCAGGTGGACGTTAAAGCAGGAAGAGTTCTTGACCTATGGCAAGGGATCTTTGGGGAATGATGCCATGAATGCAATTCAAACTTTACTTTCTAAGGTCGTGGTTTTATCAGAAACCGACTTTGAATATAAAGGAAGAATGACACTTGGCCTTCTTGTTAATTTGGACAGTGATGATACTCCTGATACTATGAAGGCATTGACCATTGAGGGATTTGAAAAGATTCCGACAATCAAGGCAGATCAATTCTTGAGGAAAGCATGGCTGAATTAAAAGGGCTTTCGAATGTCCTCAAAAACCTGAATAAAGAAATAGCCAATATCCAACTCAATACCGTAGAGGGATTGACCGAAGCCTGCTTGGTGGTCAAGTATGACTCTGTTAAAGGAACACCAGTCGATCTGAGTAATCTCCGGGGAAGCGCCTTTATTATGGTAACCGGAAATGATTCAGACAATAATGCCCCAAAATTTAGACAGAAAAAAACGGCAGGTGGGGTTTTAAAAGATGATACTGCAAAGTTAATTAATGGTCATTCTTCAGCTATGTTTCAGGCCAAGGGGATAGTTGGAAGCGATAAATGGCGCTTGGTTGGAATTGTAGGATATACAGCTTTTTATGCCCTTTTTGTTCATGAAATGCCATCACATTATAACTTCAATCAGGGTGGTAATAAGTTTCTCCAAAAGGCTTTACTGAAAAATAAAGACAGAATCCTTAGAATTTTAGTTAAGTGGGCAAAGATAAAGAAATGAAATCTTGCGCTGAAGATATAAAAGATTATCTGGTTGATCTTTCCGGTGATTCCAGTTCATCTTTCCCCATTGATTTGATTTTCGGAACGAACCTTTTTATATCGGTTCTTCCCGAAACGGATAATATAGCTACCGTTTTACTGGATACCCCAGGCAGTCCACCAAACCCGAATAACATTAGAAACCCAACCATTCAACTATTAACAAGAGGAAAAGTCGGCGGATATACCTCAGCATATGATCAAGCCGAGACATTAGCCGATTGCCTTCATGGTTTGGCGAACATAACGATCAACAACACCAAGTATATCCAGCTGTGGATGCTAGGGGATGTTTTTCACATAGGAAACGATTCGAAAGGAAGACCCATGTTTTCCAGTACGCTGCAAATTCAAAGGACATAAGGAGGAAGTTATGAGTGATGCTTTTTCGGGAGTAGGAACAACTTTTAAACGGTCGGATATGACAAGCTCGGCTGCGCTTTTTACCGCGATTGCCGAGATTAATTCCATCACCGGCCCAAACAAAACCAGGGAGACTATCGATGTTACCTCACTGGATTCCGCCGGCGGTTATCGTGAGTTTATTGCTTCTTTCCGAGATGCCGGCACGGTAGAACTGGAAATGAACTTTACCAGGCAGGGATACGAGGATCTGAATGATGACTTCGAGATTGAAACCCTCGTTGATTATCAGATCAAT